TGGCAGTAGAAATTACTACTAGACACGAAAAGGCTCACTGGATTGAAGATGAAGTTGACCTTTCTGAAGATGTGACTGATTGGAAAACTGGTAGAGTTACAGAAGTTGAAAAAGATTATATTACAAACATCTTAAGACTTTTTACACAATCTGATGTTGAGGTTGGTAAAAATTATTTTGAACAGTTTATTCCAAAATTTAAAAATAACGAAGTTCGCAACATGTTGGGTTCATTTGCAACGAGAGAAGGAATCCACCAACGTGCATATGCTCTACTCAATGATACTCTTGGACTTCCAGATAGTGAATATCATGCATTCTTAGAATATGATGAAATGACGGATAAGGTTGATTTTATGACGGCTTCTGACCCATCTACGGTGAGAGGTTTGGGTTTGGCGCTTGCAAAGGCAGTATTCAATGAAGGTGTTGCACTATTTGCTTCATTTGTAATGTTGTTGAATTTTCAACGTTATGGTAAGATGAAGGGTATGGGTAAAGTTGTCGAATGGAGTATTCGTGATGAATCTATGCATGTTGAGGGTGTTTCAAAACTTTTCAGAACATACTGCAACGAACACTCTAGAATTGTTGATGATTCCTTTAAAAAAGAAATTTATGAAATGGCACGAATGTCAGTAGAACTTGAAGATAAATTTATTGATCTTGCATATAATCTTGGTGATATAGATGGACTCGGTTCCGATGATGTAAAAACTTATATTAGATATATAACAGACAGAAGACTTCTTCAGTTGGGCCTTAAAACCAATTTTAAAGTAAAAGAAAATCCTCTACCTTGGTTAGAGTGGATTCTTAATGGTGCAGATCATACTAATTTCTTTGAGAATCGTGTGACTGAATATGAAGTAGCAGGGTTGAAAGGAACTTGGGAAGAAGCCTACGCAGCATAAAGGAATAATAAATGAAAAAAATAGGCTGTAATTTATGTGCTGGAGAATATACAATAGAAACCCATAATTCCGAACAAATTCGTTTTTGTCCAGTCTGTGGTGAACCTCTAGAAGACTATATAAATATAGAAGAAGAGGATGACTATATGGATGAAGATGAATGGGAAGAATTCGAAGAATAGCAGGAATTGATTATAGTTTAACCTCTCCCTCTGTATGTGTATATGAGGGAGAGATTGAAAAAATAAAATTTGATGATTGTAAAATATATTTTTTATCAAACACGAAAAAATTTTCAGATTATAACTACAAAAATTTAGATGGACAAGAAAATTTGTCCAACTTTGTCAGGCCTGAAGAAAGGTATGATTTTATATCTGACTGGGCAATGGATATTTTAATTTCTCATAAGATTGAAGAAGTATTTCTTGAGGATTATAGTTATGGTTCTACTGGAAAGGTTTTCCATATTGCAGAAAACTGTGGACTTCTAAAATACAAAATGTGGCAATCAGACATTAAGTTTACTTTGGTTGCACCAACTCAAATAAAAAAATTTGCAACTGGTAAAGGAAATGCAAAAAAAGAATTGATGTATGAATCATTTTTCAATGAAACATCAAGAAACCTTATAGAAGAATTTTCACAAAAATCAGAAAAAATAGGAAATCCTATATCAGATGTAGTGGATTCTTATTTCATATGCAAGTATTCTACTTCAATATAATTCACTTATTTCAAAAAACTTATTGACATTTGTTTGACGCTACTATATATTGGTAGTTATTAAAACAAATGAGGGACACATGAATATTTTTGTTCTCAATAGAGACCCTATAGTTTCTGCAATCGAACAGTGCGACAAACATGTAGTAAAGATGCCTACGGAATCTGCTCAGATGTTGTCAACTGCACATCGTATACTGGATGGTTATGTCGAAAAACGGCCATCCAAGTCAGGTAAAAGAATGATTGACTATTGGGTACATCCAGATAGTAATTTGGAGAACGTGTTGTACAAGGCAGTACATCACAAACATCCTTCTACTATGTGGACTATGCAATCTAATAACAACTACAATTGGCACTATGTACACTTTTGTGCATTGTGTGATGAGTATGAGTTTAGATATGGAAGGAAACATGGTGCAGATTTACGGTTAAGAGAAATTCTTGCATCACCCCCAAAAAATATTCCTGTTGGTTACAAAACACAACAACCTCTTGCCATGAAGTCTAATCCAGAATGTATGATGTCAGATGTAGTAGAATCATATCGTGCATTCTACCAGACTAAACAGGAAAGATTCAAGATGGTGTGGAGTAAAAGACCAATACCCGAATGGTTTGTTTTAAAAACTGCTTGACATTAAACAAGTGTAATGGTATATTAAGAGTAATTAAAACAAAACAGGTTATAGAACTATGATTTTAGTAGATTTAAGTCAGGTTATTATTTCCAATCTTATGACACAAGTTGGAAAAAATACTGATGATATAGATGATGGGCTTATCCGTCATATGATTCTGAATTCTATCCTAAACATAAAGAAAAAGTTTTCGGGAGAGTATGGTAATATAGTTATTTGTTGCGATAACAAAAACTATTGGAGAAAGGATATTTTTCCATTTTACAAGTTTTCTAGAAAGAAAGAACGAGAAGACTCTGGTGTTGATTGGGGGTTAATCTTCAACACAATGCATGAAGTCAAGCGTGAATTGCGTGAACATTTTCCTTACAAGTGTATTGAAGAAGAACGTGCAGAGGCGGATGACATTATTGCAGTGATTGTAGAAAAATATGCTCCATGCGAAAAGATTCTAATCGTATCTAGTGATAAGGATTTTAAACAACTGCAGAAATATCCAAATGTTTCTCAGTATAGTCCTATTCTCAAGAAGTTTCTTAAGGAGAACGATCCAACAAAATATCTTCGTGAACATATTATTCGTGGAGACAAGTCGGATGGTATTCCAAACTTTCTTTCAGAAGATGAGGTTTTCGTAGAAAACCGCCGCCAACGACCTATCACTAAAAAGAATCTTAGTGGTTGGTTAGATATGAGTAGAGAACCAGAGGATTTTTGCGATGCAAACATGATTAAGTATTGGAAAAGAAACGAGGCGCTTGTAGATTTGTCTAAAGTTCCAGAAGAACTTAAGGCTAAAATTCTTAACAAGTTCACTAAAACCCCAAAAGGTAATATGAATAAAGTATTCAACTATTTTGTTGAAAACAGAATGATGTTACTTATGGAAGAAATTGAAAACTTTAAAGAAAAAGAGTATCAAACTTATAACGACATGGTGGAGATATGAAAAAGTATTCAAAAGATTATAAGTCCATTTCAAAGGTGAACCCAATCGTTCATCACGACCATATCTATGGTTTTGAAGTAAAAGTGACCGAATTTAATAGTGAATGGTCACGAAATGGCAAACCAGTAGTCACTAAAAAGTTTTTTATTGACGAAAATAAAGCAGCTGAGTTCGCAGAAAGTATGCGTACTTGATTGTTTGGCCGCATGATGGAATTGGTAGACATAACGGACTTAAAATCCGTAGGCTGTAACGGCCGTGCCGGTTCGAGTCCGGCTGCGGCTACCAAACAATGGGTGGGCGGCGAAGATGGTGAGTCGCATCAGACTGTAAATCTGACACGAAAGTTGAGTTGGTTCGAATCCATCCCCACCCACCAAATTTATAGGTAGACGATGAAAATTGACATACCCCATCCAGATGAAATAAATCAAATAGGTACACAGATTACTATCCACAAGTGGGATACTTGGAATATGGATCATACTCTGGCACTAATCATTTTACCTATGTTGAAACAACTTAAAAAAGAAAAACACGGCTCACCTTATGTCGATCATGATGATGTACCAGAAGAGTTGCGACCTAAAGAGACAGATGAATATGGCACTGATGATACACACTTCGCACGATGGGATTATGTAATAAACGAGATGATATTTGCTTTTGAAAATAAAGTAGATGATTCTTGGGAAGATCGATACTTTACTGATTATGAAGAAGTAACATTTGAGTTTGAGTTCAAAGGAGTCGGGCCTGCTCAACTTCGTCTGTTCCCAGACGAAAACGGTGACATGGAAGATTATGAACTTTATGAATGGGTTCGTGGTGAAAGACCCACCAAGTTTGACAAAGCAGGACTTATGGCGTATCAAAACCGCATTTCAAACGGTTTTAGATTATTTGGTAAATACTATGAGTCACTTTGGGATTGAGGTTTAGTTATGAAAAATAGATATGAGCATGAGTAGATATATAGTTAGACTTGAAGAGGACCCAAAGACTGGAGAACTGATTCTACCTATTCCTGATGAACTATTAGTGCAAGTGGGTTGGGACGAAGGTGATGAATTAATTTGGGAAGAAACTTTACTGTGTGAAGAACACGGTGAATACCATGGATATACTTTACGGAAGAAGTGTGACAATGAGTGAGCAAAACTATTTCCCTGATAACTGGGTTGTTATAAAAATCAAAGAAGGCAAGTATGATCGTGGATTCTACAAAGTACTTGCTGGTTGGTCGGGCGGTTATCTTGACGGCGACAGTTGGCGTATGAATTCAGGTATTACGAGAATAACAGAAGAAGATGACCATTTAAAGTTTTGGGGTTCAAGTGGTAGTTGTTATGTGTGCCACAAAAAAGGTTATCGCTTGACAATGGCAATCAGTGGAGTGTATAATAGTCTCAAAGAGAATGAAGCATTCAAAGGACAAATTACTCTGATGCCTAAAAATACGAATTGGTTGGAGATGGAGTGGTGAGTGATGAACGTACAAGAATTGTTAGATGAAGAAGCAGAACTTGCTAATACTGGGAAGGGTGAAAGTATAGAACGTGCAGAAGTTCATGCTTTAATTAAAACTGTTCGTGCTGAGGCAATGCGTCCTATTTGTTTTGGACAAGATGATTGTTCAACTTATTTTTTGATGCGATGCCCTTGGCGAATTGATTGCGGAGACTGAGTGGTGAACCAAGCCATACTAACACAAGCGAGACGTTTATATCACCATGTGGTCAATGGCGGCAAGTTGAAACCCGAAGATGTTTCTTACATGGTATCTGCTCTTGAGGAAGCCTATACAGACGAAGAATCACTTCATGACGAGTTGATCAAGCTTGGGTGCCGGCCGCCTATGAAGTTGGATACGAACAAGGAAAGAAAGATGACATTACCAACTGAAAGAACAAATGCAGTATTGCGAACTGAACGGTTTCTAATTGAACTATTGGATCCTAAAAAGACACCCAGAGTGCCCAAGGCTGTGAGGCAAGAGGCAGGCAGACTGCTGAAGCACTACCCTACAAAATATGATATGGAATATATGGAAGAGAGGTTTAGTTATGAAAAATAGATATGGTGTGGAATACAATTATGTCAAGTGTGACGATAAATTGTATCGTTTTGATATGTCAGAAGAAGGCATGAAGTATATGCGATTTGGTGGCAAGGAAGGCCAAAAAGATATTGACTACCGTGACCTTGGTATGTTTGACCCAAGTGGTGGCCCTTATGTCGCTGTCGGTAGTAAAATCTACTGGGATGAGATTCACGAAGGAACTAAACAGGAACCCTTGACCGTGAAGCGAATCCTTTTCTTCCAAGAAGAAGAGGGAGAAGAAGACGGATTGTTTGTTGAGGTGCAGTGATGAGAGTAACAGTCATAATGATTTTTTTAATGTTGGGTTCTTTTTTGGCGGGGTTTGAACTCGCTGATACATTAAATCCTTATGAACAATGTAAGCGTATGTATGAGTCATCGGAAGATATCAGTGAATGTGTTTGGATTAAGGAAAATCCATGATTCAAATTACTGAAAAAGAATACGAGCTATTTCAAAAACTAAAAACTATTTTGAAACATAGCAAAGCAGAAAACCTCGATGGTGTTTACTTTATCTGCGGTGAAGCTGGCGAAAAAGATGCGATGGGCTTACCAGAATTTATTTCGGTTTGTCCCGCCTTTGGTTTAGATGGTTTTGCTTATTACAAAAAGCATACAGATTATTCAGCTCCAGAGTGGTAATATTGAATGGTAAAATGGAGAGGTGCTAGAGTGGTCGAATAGACTGGTCTTGAAAACCAGCGAACTGAAAGGTTCCGTGGGTTCGAATCCCACTCTCTCCGCCAAATAAGAAAGGAATATTAAGTTGTTTAGTAAGAAGTGTAAATTGCACTTAGAGGAAGTTGGAGAAACACCACTGCAACATTTTAAACATGCAATGTGGGTTTTCTTACAACTACAGAAGGCATCAATTGCAGTAGTCATACATGCAATCGCACCAAGATTTTTTGTATCCTATGCAAGTGATAAATGTAAACAAATATTGGAAAGTAGAAAAAAATGAGTGAAGAAAAATTTAAGGTACACAGAGCCCATAAAATGTTAGACTGGCTTGAAAACGAAGTTACAGATTGGGCCCACGGTTTGGTTACTGAACACTTTGGTGTTGAGTGTCCAAGTGAATTGAACAAAGAACAAATTGAAGAAGTAATTGAAGAGTATGAAGAACTTTCTGATTATGCTGGTGGTGATTGGTTGGCCATTGGTATGAGGAATGTTGTTAGTATTTGGGAAAATGAAAATGATGAGTATCTTCTCTAATGAAAATCTTAAACTTTGAAATAAACAAGGGACTACACTGGACAACAGTTCTCACAGAGAAGATTATGTTGGCAGTGATTGGAATCTTAACTGTACTTGCTGCATCATTTGATGTAATTGAGATGATTCAAATCATGAAGATTGAACTTGCAGATTTATTTCTTTTGTTTATCTATACAGAAATTATTGGTATGGTGGGTGCGTTTTATGTAAGTAATAGAATTCCAGTCACCCTACCTATTATTATCGCAATGACTGCACTGTGCAGACTGATTGTATTACATAGTAAGGAGGCAGACCCTTGGATATTAGTTGCAGAAGCTTCTGCAATTTTAGTTCTGGCAGTCGCTGCCTATGCAATGTCTCTGAAGGATAAGTTGAGTTTAGAGAAAAAATCTTTAAGAAATGAGTAAAAAGTGCTTGACATATATAGTATAATGTCGTATCATATATACGAATGATAACTTTTAGAGGAAAAAGATATGAACAAGTTTAAAATCTTCTCTGCAGTTGTTGCACTAGTTGCACTCTTTATTGCTCCGTCAGTAAATGCTCAGAGTGTTATTGGTACAGTTGTACAAGTCGACCCGATTTACGGTACACATGTAAACAGAGTACCGCAACAAGTTTGTAGTGAATATCAAGTTCCTGTCTATAATGGTGGAACCATTTATAATGGTGGTGGTATTGTAAATAATAACGCTGGTAATATTCTTGGTGGTGCTATTATTGGTGGTATTATCGGACATCAGATTGGTAAAGGTGATGCCAGAAAACATAACCGTAATGTAGGTGCTGTTATTGGTGGACTTATAGGAAGTCAACAAATGCCAAACACTTATGGTAATGTGTATCAGCCTGGTGGAGTTGTTTCAACTCAGATTCAAAATCGTTGTTTTACTACCTACACACATCAGCAAGAAACCTTTATTACTCACTACTTTGTAACAGTAGATGTGAATGGTACTCTGGTTCGCCAGAGAACTGGAACACGATATAATGTAGGTGATGCAATCGAAGTATATACTAATTATCGTCTTCGATAAAAAGAAAGTTTTGTAATGACACATGAGAGTAGTATTCTCAGAGGGAAAAGATATCTAGTAATTGACTCTTTTTTAGATGAGAGAATTGCAAATGATATGGAAGATCTTTGCCTAGATTATCAATTCCCTTGGTATTTTGGTTATACAGAACAAAAACGAAAAGACAATTTTTCCACAGTTGATAAAGGCGATCCGTTTGGACTTCATAATCACCCAATGGTAAATGATGGAGTTCAGGCGGTTCATCATATTGTCAAAGAAAGGAAAGTTGTTTCAGAAAATTTTTATAAAGAATATTTGTCCAAAATTCTTTTTAAAATGGATTCGCAGTTTGGTGTTGAAAGAGTTCCTGTTCAGAGAGCAAAATGCAACTTACAAACCCAATTGACAAATAATAAACCTACCTATTTTAATGTGCCTCATATTGATATCATGGATAGGCATATTTCATTTATCTATTATATCAATGATAATGATGGACATACCATATTTTTTACTGATGAAAGTAAAGATAAAAACTCTCCTTTAGAGATAGAACATAAAGTTGAGAGTAAAAAGAACAGAATCGTTTTCTTCGATGGTTCTATCCTTCATACAGGACAAAATCCAATAAATTCGCATTTGAGAGCGGTAATTAACGTCAATATTGACTGGATTTGATAAAAAAAATTAAAAAAAAATTAAAAAAAATTGTAAGTGATTGATTTTAAAGGAAATCTTTTTTTCGAAAAAGCTTGACATTTGGGTTCAGATACCTTATATTATATATGTAAGGTTGATTGATAGAGGATAAATTAT